AGGTAGTCCATATCGAGGGCCAATCCAACTTTCAGTTTACTCACGGTGGAATTCTCCTTTAAGTGTGCGACTGAGAAGTTCTCCGAATTCCTCAGCGTCATCCCTCGATTTGAAACCGGGGCTTCTGTGCTTCCTATAGTTGTGTGTCACCTCAGCCCGCCACTTGGCACCATGCTTGTAGCTGTACGACTTCCTTGCCTTGTTCTGGCAGTTCTGTGCGTGAGTCACGAGCCTCAGGTTTGATGGGCTGTTATCAAGACGATCACCGTTCTTGTGGTCTACGCGGAATCCTTCAGGGATCTCACCGTTCCTTAATTCCCATACCAAGCGGTGGACTAAGAGGTTCTTCCCGTCAATCATCACGCTGTAGTAACCGTTGCTATTCAGGCCCACACAAGGCAGGCCATCACGGAGTAAACCCGATGGGCCACCTAATGTGAGTTCATCCACTAAACAGCACCTCCATAAGTCGAAAGGAATTCCTGACCGGCAGTCGTCAAGGACCAGAAGCCCATGTTCTTACCGGAAGTAGAGAGGCACGAGATGTGCCCCCGAGAGGACGCTTCGTTGACCAGCGCGATGCGGGACCGAACGAAGTCAGCTTGATAGGAACGGGCTTGCTTCTTGAGTTCCCAAAGGACCTTTAGGTACTCGTTCATACCGTTTCGGTCCAGCGAGAACTCAGAGGCACCTCAGCGACCGGGCCACGATTAACCCGAGGCGTGATCACAACTACTGGCGGTGCGAAGTTCTTGAAGCCATCGTGTTGGGTTTCCTCAATGACAACCTGACGGATCTGCTTAGCGGCATCCTTAAGGAACGTCGAGAAGACAGCATCAAGGCCCTTCTCAGAAGCCTCAACGACTGCCTTGCAGGTCCCAAGGCGTTGCTTGCTGATACCTTCAGGATTTGCGAGGGCCTTCTTGGCCTCCTCGATGGCCCTAACAACTTCCTTCTCCTGCTCACTACTGAACACGGTACGGAAGGACAGGGTGATACTCACGTCGAAACTACGGGACATATGGATCTCCTTAGTGGCACTCGCGCCATGTGTCACCAATCTTGAAGTCGGTGTCTAACTGGCAACGGAAGTTGAATGATTCGCCTACCGAACGGATGGCGTCTTGAGAGACCTTTGCGACAATCTCAGCGATCTCAGGGGTGCGAGCAGCGATCTGAAGTTCATCGTGGACCCATGCCATAAAGCAGAAGTCACCCGGATTCCCTTCATCGTCATACCAGCCGTGATACAGGCCATGTTCCTCCATGAGGACTCTCTCAACTTCCACCACCCACTTCTTGCAGATGATTGCCCCAGCGGACTGGAGCAGGAAGTTCAAGGCTGAGTGAGGTGACCGGACATGGATCTTGCGACCGTCCAGACCCTTCAACCAACGGCGCTTCCACTTGATGTCGAATCGCTTGGTCGCTTGGTTCCACTTCTGTTCGGTGATGAGTTGGTCAGCGATGGCACCCTGCAAGCCAGAGATGGCCGGGGTGTTCTCCATAAAGGACTTCTTGAGAGCCTTGCCTTCCTTCTTACCGCCTCCCACAAAGGCACCCACGAGTTCATCACCAGCGCCATAAAGGAACGCATAGATGAACGTCTTGGCTGTGCCACGTTGGGCCTCATGTTCCTCGTTGTGCTTGTCACGGATGTCGAACTTGATGATCCCAGCGGCCTTGCCGTTCACCCAGTGGATGTCACCATTGAGGACCGTTTCGGCATACACGCCTTCGTCGAATGGAGCCCCATAGTGCCCAAGGCAGCGCAGCTCAAGGCCAGCCGCATCGGTGCCCACTTGACGGACGTTCTCCCAGCCCTTGCGTTTCTTCGCATGGATAGCGCCAAAGAGAGCACGGCAATGAGGCCCATAAGGGGAACTCGAAGACGGCACTTGGCCCATGTTCGGATAGCTGTGAGTTGCTCGACCAGTACCAGCACCATTCGGGTTGATGTTCCCGTGGACTGCTCCATCAGGCTTGACCATCTTCATCCATGCGTTGTCACCTTCCGCCAGCATCCCGAGTCTCTTTTGGATCATCAGGTATTCACGGATCAGCTCAATGCACTTCATCTTGTGAGGGTCATCGACCTTGATGTAACCAAGGGTCTCGTCATCGACAACAGGCGAACCGTTATCGGTGAACTCTATGGGCACCCATCCGGCATCTTTGAGAACCTTAATGAGGTGCGCTCGGGAGCCAGGGTTGAAGGTGATCTGTTCGATAGGCGTATAGGGGGCCCCAGCGAACGTCTCGCGCTTGTCCCGTGTTCCGGTCTTGGTGAAGATGTCACCGACCTTCGGGTACTTGACTCGTGGGTAACGCTCAAGAGGCTCGCCAGTGACTGGGTGTTTGAATTGCTCAGTGCCACCCTTAGCGACCCACCAAGACCCAAAGGTCTCGATGAGTTCCACGAGCATGTCCATACGCTTGCCAGCCAGCTCCGAGAAGAGACGCTCAGCCGCATCCATATCGAATGGGAAGCCATTGCGTTCCATCTGGGCCAGCGTCCAGGCCGCACCATGTTCCATGCGAACCGCTTCGATGCCCTGACCGTCACTGAAGTAGTGACCATCGTCGAGGATCTTACGGAGCAACTTAGAGGTGACCCGAACGTCCTGCTCGCAGTAGTCCTCCATCGCTTGGGAGCACTCAGCCCATTCCAGACCGGGCGTATAGGTGATCCCTTCGTTGGTGCACATGACAATGAAGTCATGCTTGTATTCGCCCTTCATCTCACCCAGACGATAGCCCCACGCTTCGAGAGCATGGGAGCCAAACATCTTGCCAGGGAGAATCCCAGAGCGGAGCAGTCCAGCGTCACGGTCACGGATGTTGCTGTAGACCAGACGGGTGAGGACCAGAGTGTCGAGGATCTTCTTGCGAGGAATGTTCAAGCGCTTACCGAAGTAGAGGCGCTTCAACTTGTCCAAGACAGGAATGTCGTACTTGATGAAGTTGTGCCCAACGATCAGACCATCAGGCTTCGCAGCTTCCTCTTCGAGGGCCTTGATGTAGGCCGCAAAGGTAGACTCATCGTACCGGACGTATTGCCCAGTGAAGTAGTCCTGAATGGTCGCACAGTGGAATCGTGAGACATCATCGAGTAGACCGTTCGTTTCAATGTCAGAGATGAGCATGGTTGCCCTCCTATGGTTGGAAGGCAGCGCAACTCAATGGCAGCCAAACGGATTCAGTCAAGGCATACGGGCGCTTACGGAACTGGAAGCGAATGCTGTAGCCGGTGTAGACCGAAGTTCGCACATAGGCGATCTCATCGGCCTTGTAGTTGACGCCACGAAAGTGCACCTCACCGTACTGGCGAAGTGGATGGGTCAGCGGGATGTTCTCTGGGCGCACCCGAAAGGTCTTCCCAACCATGCCTTCCACGAGGTGCCAATTAGGACCTTTCGAGTCGCTTGCTTGGACTTCCTTCAGGGCCTCCATCCGGTTCTTCACGCCCTGTTCGATGCCAGTCTTGATGAGTGCCTCAAGGGCATCTTTAAGAGCGTCCTGAGGGTTCTCAGGGGCTACCCATCGGTGCCGATCGTTCGACGGGGTTTCATAGCGATAGCCCAGAGAGGTCAGCAGAGTTACAGCCTGTTCGCCCATACGCAGGTGAGCACGGACTTCGGAATTGTCGAGCATGGTATTTCCCTCCTTTCTGCATCAGGGTTGGTTTAGGGTTTGCAGAAACTAAAAAGCCCCCTTTCGGAGGCTCTTGGATTTCAACAATCCGGTTTGCGCTTAGCTGACCTTGGCGATGTCACGGTGACGGAAGTCAGCATTGATACGCTGGGTGATGGTCTCGGCGTAGGCCGCTTGGGTAGCCTTGAGAGCAGCCGCAAGATCCGCTTCGCGCTGGACCAGTTTCTCGTGGCGCTTGCGTTGAACACGGCCAGCCAGGGCGATCAGGAAAGTTACGAGGTCGAAGTTCTTCATGGTTGGATCTCCTTTAAAAGTCGGGTTGTTCCGCTTGTGCAGCCCATGCCGCATCAGCTTCTTGTTGTCCTGCTTCATCTGGGCGCCAGCCATGAGGCTTCGCGACCAATCGACCAGTACGTTTGTCGTATTCCATGTAGCCAGCGATCCCGGTCTCACCGGTAAAGCGGCACTTCAGGATTCGGAACAGGATCAGGTTTGGGTTCGCCCCTTGCTGGTTCCTCTCCACGGCGATGATCGTGTCACTCAGTTGGCGGAGACCGCCTGAGCCGCGCAGGTCCGTTGCCGATACCGGGCGACCTTCCTCGTGCGGCTTACCCTTGTCAGGGTTCTTCAAGTGACAGATCACAAACACAGCCACGCCTTTGGCTTTCGCAAAGGACTTCAGCTTGGTCATCAGGCGGTCGATGGTCTTGCGCTCATCGTTGTCGCCATCCATTGCAGACACCACAATCGAGATGTGGTCGAGGACGATCACCTTGCAGCCCTCAGCGGCCACCATGTATGCCAACTTGGCTAACAGGCGATCCTCAGCGGCTTCCGCAAAGGCGTCATAAAGAAACAGCTTGTCCGACTCGAAGATCTCATCGAAGGCTGCATCGAACATCTCTTCGGTGGTCTCATCGGGGTTCTGACGGACACGAGAGCCCATGTGAAGCCCAACGATGTCCTGAACGGTTTCCTCAACGGCCTCTTCGAGCATGGCTACGCCACACGGAATGACCTCGTTGTGGAACAGGTTGTAAACGTTCTGGCGCACGAATGTAGACTTGCCCGATCCTGAACCGGACGTCACGAGAACCACTTCACCCTCACGGAAGTCCTTGGTCATCTCACGGAGTTCGAAAGGTGCCTCTAAGGGCATCGAAGGGACCAGCTTCTTCTCCTTGATGCGGGCCTTGAGGGACTTCGCAGAGACCACACCATCGGGTACGAATGGCGAGGCGTTCCACATGGCATCCATCACGGCCTTGGAGTTCTTCTGTTGGACACACTCGTTAGGGTCCTTGAACGGAAGGACAGCGATCTTCACCTTGCCCGGTGGAAGAACCTCAGCGGCCTCCTGAGAAGCGAGGCGACCCGGCTCATCCATGTCGAACATCAAGATTATTTCATCGAACTGATTGAAATATTCGTAGTTAGCGGCACAGGTTTTCTTCGCGGCCTTTGCGCCATGGCCGATTGAAACGACCGGGTACTTGCCACCTTGAAGCTGAGCAACAGTCAGGCAGTCAATCTCACCTTCAGTGACGACGATCTTGCGACCACTGCCCCAAAGCTGGCGCCCGAACAGTGCGTCCTTGTCGTGATCGCCAGTGGTGAAGAAGTCCTTCGATGCGTCACGGACCTTCTGGCTCGTCAAGTTGCCTTGAGCGTCATAGTAGTTCGCAACTTGCACCGGCTTGCCTTTGTGCTTGCCAACCCAATAACCGTATTGACGGCAGATGGACTCTTGCAAGAACCTTGATGGCAGGTCAGAGAAACGGCCTTGGGTCTCAGCGAATCCTAAGGTGCCCTCAGCGCGCTTCTTCTGGATGGTCTCACGTTGCTCTCCAGCTTCACCTCTTACATGGGTGTCACATGCAAAGCAAAATGTATGACCATCAGAGAACAATGAGTTGGCATCAGACGATCCGCAGTTTTCACACGGTACATGACGGATGAATACGCTTTCGCTTTCTTCCTCCATTGGGTCCTCCTATGGCCTTGCAAACTCACCATGGAGTTCTTTGCGTGTACGGAACAGCCACGCAGCCACCTCAAGTAGGTCACCACGTTTGCCGGTTGATTTACGATTGACCTTCACTTCGCCCTTCCAAAGACTCCTTGAGGAATCCCAATGGAGACCCTTGAGACCGCTCTTATTGGCAGTGCTCAGTTTCGAGTTGGCGATGTTCTGAGAGACTGTTGATAGCCTCAGATTTTCGAGACGGTTGTCGTGAATATCACCGTTGATGTGGTCGATGTGATGTCCCTTAGGAATCGCACCGTAGGCTTTCGCCCAGACAAGCCGGTGAACGTATTCAGTTCTACCATTGCCCATCTGCCTCTTACGGTAATACTTAGGCGACAACATCTCGCACCTCGATCTCATCCACATACCGACCATCTCGCATCGGTGCCTTATGAATCAGATCCAGCCACTTGGCTTCCATCTTCTCTTGGCGAGAACCACGAGCGTCCTCTCTGAGTTGGACCAAGTTGGACCAGTGCTTATCCCCCATGAAACGAATGGTTGACCCTTCGATCCCTCGCTGAATGCCAGAGATGAGGAACTGGTTCAGGTTGTAGTCGAACTTTTGGATCGCCTCAGAGACA